ATCGCTAAAAGATGGTATCCTGATGTGGACATTAAAAATCTTACCAAAGAACAAGCTAAAAAAATATATCATACAGACTATTGGAGACGAGGTAAGTGTGATGAACTTCCCCCACAATTAAGACATATTTATTTTGATATGTGTGTTAATTTTGGTAGAAGTGGAGCTGTTAAGGTTTTACAACAAGCTGCAAATTCTAAAAACAAAGACAAAATTGAAGTAGATGGTGGTTTAGGACCAGCTACATTAAACGCTGTACAATACATATCATTGGAGAGAGTAAGGTCATACAGAGTTTTAAGATTCGCAAACATAGTTATAAATAAACCAAATCAAGAGAAATTTTGGTTGGGTTGGTATAGAAGAGCACTGGAGGTGTAAAATGGCAGAAAATAAGTTTCAAAGTGAAGTAATTGATTTACCAAGTGAGGGTAAGTTATATCCAAAAGAATCACCATTATCAAGTGGTAAAATAGAATTAAAATATATGACAGCTAAAGAAGAGGATATTTTAACATCACAAAATCTTATTAAAAAAGGTGTTGTGATTGATAGAGTATTAGATTCATTAATCGTCACAGAGAATGTTAAAGTTAATGACTTAGTTTTAGGTGACAAAAACGCTGTTATGGTTGCAGCTAGAGTTTTAGCCTATGGACCAGAGTACACTTGTGATGTAACCGACCCGACAACAGGAAATAAAACTGAATATACATTTAATTTAGCAGATTGCCCATTCCGAAAATTATCAGACGATATTAAAGATAATAAATTTGAAATAGAACTACCTGTTTCTAAAACTAAAATAACTTTTAAAGTTTTAAATGGAAATGAAGAACTAAAAATTACAGAAGAACTAAAAGCTTCTAAAAAAATAGGTTCAGTGGTATCACCTGAACTTACTACAAGACTCAGACATGTTGTCACATCAGTTAATGGTGATGATAGTGTTGCCAAAATTAATGAATTTGTAAACAATATGTTAGCTAGAGACTCATTATTTTTAAGACAACAGATTCAAAAAGTATCACCTGATATTGAATTAGAACAAGAAATAGAATTAGGAGGTGAATCCGTCAAGGTAGCAATACCAATGACGGTAAACTTTTTTTGGCCTAAGTCCTAAAAACAAAGCGGACATTCATAAACAAATTTTTCAATTGATATATTATGGTGAAGGATTTATTCACTCTGATGTATATAATATGCCTGTATATTTAAGAAATTTTTATTATAAAGAATTACTTGAAGTTAAAAAAGCTGAATCAAAAAAAATAAAAGAGTCTCGACAAAAATCAAAATCCCCAACGAATCCAAGATTTAAAAGGTAATTTTCTACATTGTTGATATTTATATATGAATAAGACTATCTAATTAGGAGAAAAAGATGTCACAGAAAAAATCATATATGAACAATGAAAGCATTTTAGCTGAGGGATTTTTTAGTAAATTAGCTAAAATGTTAGGATTATCTTCCAAAGAGGAAAAAACACTCAAAAAAGATAAAAAATTAAAATCCGCACTAAAAGACTATAATAATAGTTGGAAAAAATTAGAAAAAAAAGTTCAACAACAAACAGGTAATAAAAGTTTTAAACTTCCACACCAAAAATTTAAACTAACTGATTTTTTATAGAGAGAATAAATGGCTAGAAAAGACAAAGGATTAGATTTTACAAAAGGTGAAACTAAATACACCTTCGATGATGAGCAGTTAAAAAAGCAACGCGACACCATTAATGAAATTAATGTTCAAATAGCTGCAATGAATGCGGGTTCTGATGAATATAATAAATCATTAGTAAAACAAAATGAAAACTTTGCAGCTATATTGGCTGAGAAAAGAAAAATAGCTGGGACAGATGCATTAGGTGGAGAAGATTTTCAAGATTTAGTAGATGCTGTTGATGATTTAAAAGGTGGTAACCAAGACATAAACGCTATATTAACTAAACGAGCTCAGTACATGGCAGAGGGAAAAGATGATGTAGCTGAGTTATACGATGTAGAACTCCAAAGATTAAGAGTTCAAGAATTATCAAATCAAGCTCTTTCTGGAGCTGATGAATTAACTGGTGGAATGGCGTCGAAAGCTATGGGTATGTATAAAACATTTGTAAAATTAGGCCCAACACTTGGTGTCATAGCTATTGGTCTAATGGCGGCTGTTGGTGCATTAGTTCAATTTGAAAAAACACAAGAAGAGATTGCTAGTCAATTTGGTGCAATTGGTGTTACTGAATTAAGAGGTGATTTAGCTGGTGCGACAGCTGAATTTAAAAAGTTTGGAATGACTGGTGCTGATGCCCAATCCACTATTTCAAATTTAAGTAATGAATTTGGAACAAGTGTTCAAGAGTCAGCTAAACTATCAACTAATGTAAGAGATATTTCTATTGTCACCGCCACAAGTTTAGAAGACACTTCAAAATTAGTTGGTTTATTTACACAAACACAAGGATTAACTGGTGAACAGGCAGAAAATTTATTAATATCAACTACAGCTTTAGCTAACGCTAACAATGTAGCACCTGATAAAGTTTTAGCCGATGTCGCTAACAACACTGAGGCTTTTGCAAAGTTTGCACAAGATGGTGGTGAAAATATTTTAAGAGCAGCTGTTCAAGCTAGAAAACTTGGATTAGATTTAGATAAAGTCGCTGGTGTCTCAAATAGTTTATTAGATTTTCAAAGTTCATTAAATAATGAAATAACAGCGTCAGTTATGATTGGTAGAGATTTAAATCTACAAAAAGCTAGAGAGTTAGCACTAACTAATGATATAGAGGGTGCTATGGCTGAAGTTGTTAAACAAGTTGGTAGTGAAGCCGAATTTAATGAACTTAATGCATTAGAAAGACAAGCTTTAGCTGATGCTGTTGGTCTACAAGTTGGTGATTTACAAAAATTAGTCAATAAAGAAAAAGAATCTGTGACTTTAGCTGGTGAATTAGCTAAACAAGACATTGGTGATTTGATACCAGAAGAGACTATAACTCAAACTGCACAATTAATAGGACAACTATCATCACTTGGTGTGACACTCGCTGAAGTTTTAGGGCCTCCCTTATCAGCACTTATTGTACCATTGAATATGGTGATGTCCGCGTTTGGATTTTTAGTTGGTGTTATTGATGAATATATAGGAATAGGCCCTGCGTTGTTAGCTCTTTTAGTCGCTACAAAATATGAAATGATAAAAAATGCTGCAGCTACGCTAATGTCAGTTGGTCCAACAATTTTGAAAGCAGTATCTACATTTTTTAGTGCAGCTTCTCTTGGTAGTATGATGACTTTTGGTTTTGGAACACCCGCTTTAATAGGTATGGCTATAATGGCTGCTGGAGCATTATATAAATCTATGTCCTCTGCGAAACAAGTTGGTGACTTAATGAGTCCAGCTAGTGGTACAACTCAAATATCAACAAAAGAAGGTGGTTTATTTGACCTGAGTCCAAATGATGATATAATGGCTGCACCTGGTTTAGCCGCTGCTATGGGAGGTGGAGGAGGAGGTGGTGTAAGTGTTGATACTTCAGGTATTGAAAAAGGTAATACGGAAGTGAAAAACGAAATGACAGAATTAAGAAAAGAAATGGCCAATTATTTTGGATTTGGTGGAACGGTTGCAAACACAATAGGTAGTAAAGTTGGTGATAAATTAGTAACAAGTTTGTCTTAATGGGGAAATAAATGAGTTTATTAAATTTAAAAAGTATATTTCAAGAACAGGCTAAGTTAAAAGCGGAAGACTACATAAGTAGAAGACCCGAACACTCTAATGATTCAAGATTTGAATTTAATGTGCCAGTACCTGGTTTAAGTTTTAGTGATAAATTTTCAGATACTCCGATATTAGACAATATTTTAATTCCTGAATCATCTTTAATAAATTTTGAACAAAACACATATGATTTAAGAGTTCCTAAAAATGATGGTATAAAAATATCAAATGTAAATTCATATCAAGGAACTACTAAAGATAATTCAGGTACAAATAATTTATTTGTAAACACAGCTAATCTTGGTAGAGAGTTAGGTTCATCTAAGGGTTTTGAAGCTTTATATAATAATAATCATACCCCAAAATCAATACCAGATACACCAGACCCAAACAATCCATTTCAACCATATAATTATGGTTCAAATGTAAATAGAGAAAATTTAAATATAAGAAATCAAGATGATGGAAGATTTGGTTTTGGTGGTTCTTTTAGAACATCAGCTATAAGTGCAGTTGGAAAATTAATTGGCCAAGTCCCATTTTTTGAAGGTAGTGTTCAACAATTTCTACAAGATACAGGAAAAGAACCTTATATCGTAAGTTCAATAGGTGATGGAGGTAGATTAATTAATTCTAATTTTTTAGATAGAGGACTTCCAGTTGAAAGAGCTTTAACTGATACTGCTAGAATAGGTAAATTCTTAACTTCACCTGCGGGTGTTCTACACTCTACTAAACAAAATTTATTAGCTTTACAACAAGTTCGTCTTGTAGATGGGAATAGAACTCAATTAGATAAAGCTGGAATGAAAGATTTTGGTGCTAAATTTAATTTAGTATATAGACCAATTTATAACCCATTGTCATCATTGATTAGTACTTTTGGTAGAGCTGGTGGTAGTGTCGGTGGTTTTATTCATAAATCTGAACCAGGTATTGGTTCTTTATTAGGTGCATTTGGAGATATATCTATTGGAGGTATTGCTGGTTCTGTAAATAGTTTGCTTAATGCTCCGTATCCAAATTTTCAAAATGAGGTTTTTTCTGAAAACTCACAATTGGTTGAAATTCTCCAAAGTGGTAGAATATTTGATTTAAAAGCCCCAAGTTCAGTGTTTACTTCAGATTTACCAACAACGGATAACAGTCCTCAAAAAAATAGTAAGTTTGCTGATGGTGGTGTAGTCACACTTGACAATCAACCTTATTCACCAGATTTAACGGGTGATAAATATTCAGTCAATGATACATTCAGACCACCTGATGTTCAATCTGAAAGTGGATTTGGTGGTGATAAAGTAACTTTATCCTCTATGATAAAAGGTAACACATTAGACAACATTGGTGGACAAACAACTGGACTCAATGATGATGAAAACAAACTTTCATTCGATATAGAAGAACAAAAAGAGGGAATGCCATTTTATTTTAAAGATTTAAGAGATGATACTTATATATTTTTTAGAGCTTACTTAGATGGTATAACAGAAAATGTGACACCTAGTTGGGAAGAACATGTATATGTAGGTAGAAGTGAACCTGTATACACTTACACTAACGCTCAAAGAGATATAAGTTTTAACTTAAACTTAGTGGCCCACACAAAACAAGAACTATCAAAAATATATGAAAAAATGAATAGATTAACTTCTTTATGTTATCCACAATATGATGTTGATAATTTTCTTGGTGGTAACAAAGTAAGAATGAAACCACCATTAACTAAATTTAGAATGGGTGAAATGTTCGGCTCTGTAAATAATGAAGTTTTAGGTTTTTTACAGTCAGTATCTTACACGATAGATGAATCATCAACTTGGGAAATTGATAAAAATAAAAGAGTTCCTAAGAACATAGTTGTTTCTATAACATATAAAGTGATACACAATGAGGTTCCGGGTTTATTTGATAAAAATGGCGAGTTATTTAATTTCTATGGATATACAGGACAAGAAACAACTCAGGAGATAAATAATGGCTAGATATGAAAATACAAAAGTAAGAAAAGAAAAAGATACTAACAAATCTTATTACAATACAACGATTTATAAAAAAGTACCTGAAAGAAATGATGATATGTATTTTATTGCACAAGAAGGTGATAGATGTGATAATTTAGCTAATAGGTTTTATAAAGATTCTTCACTTTGGTGGTTCATAGCTAGAGTTAATGATTTAACTGCAAATAATATACCTGCAGGTACATCATTAAGAATACCTGTTTCAACAAAAGACGCTAAAGGTTTTTAAAAATGTCTATAAACAATAGAGTTTTTGGTTCTGATATTCCAATCAAAGTTAAGAAGACACTTGAAGCTAGACAACTAGCAGCTGAACAACCTCGACAACCCAATGAACAAATTCAAACAAATTATCCTGATTATGATGTAGATGGTAAAGAAATAAATTATAATTTTGGAGACTTTATTCAAAATAATTTTAATGGTGAGGCAGACTTATCATCACGCACACCATTTATTCGTATGTGGACAGCGGTTCAGTTCGGATTTGAAGAACAAGGTGATAATGAAGAAATAACAATGCATGAAGGAGAGCTTGTAAAAATAGGTAGTGATGACGACAAGTTATCAGTTGAAGAACAACTTAAATTACAACAAGAAGAAGAAAAAGCTCAAGCACACACAGACCAAGTTACAACAAAATTTCCAAAAAGTTATATGGTTTGGGTAAAAGACTCTCAAGATGATACGAAAGGTAGATATGTTGTAAGAAGACCAACTGAAGAGTTTGCATTTTCAGCACCTAAAATTTATATGCTTGGAAATCATGTATTGAACACCACCGACCAAATAACACCTCAACAACAAATTGTAACAGATGAAAATGGTACCGCGACTGAAAAATATAATTCTTTATCTGCTGAGGAACAACAAGATTATGTATCTGGTCAAATGTTTCCAAATGAACATGGTGTACCAAATGATGTAAATAAATTTTTAAAACCAGCCGCTGGTATAGTTTCACTAAATACAAATACTGAAGGAACTATGGGTGAGAGGAAAACAACAACAGTAAGTTTTAAAGTACATAATTTTGCTGATTATGACCAAATATACAACAAATACTTTTTAAGACCAGGTGCTCAAGTATTTATTGATTTCGGATGGGATACAGCTGATTTATATGACCCATATGATTTAATGAATAATTTTGTTGAGGATATACAAGATAAATTATATGGTGAAAAAGAAACAAATACAAATCTACAAGAGGATGGTTTTGTTACAAGGTCTAAAGGTAATTTAGAGGTATTGATTGGACAAGTTACTGACTATGACTCAAAAATTTTAGAAAATGGAAGTGTGGAGTGTAGTTTAACCATTATGTCAGCTAATGTCGCTATGATGACTTTTCCGAAACTCGCACAATTAAAAACAAAAATTGATTTTTTATTAGACCACTTTTTTCAGTTTGAGGCATTATATAATTTTGGCCAAGAAGTTGGTGAGGACGGTAATGTAAAAGATAAACCTGATTCAAATCAAATTCCAGACCAAAGTACTTCAGTCCGTGATATAACAGAGTTTCAAGAAAATATATTTTCAAAAGCTTCGAAGACCTTTGGAACACCTGACCATAACCCATCTGTGTTGGCTTCTCTTAGTGGTATTTTTATAGCCAATAATGATATGGATGGAGATTCACAATATACATCAATTGGTTTTTTAGAGGATAAAATATTAAATGCTGAATTTGCATTTGGTAAAAATATTGATGATATAAATAATGTAGAGACAAAAGGTTTGGTGACTAAAATAGATTCAAGTGAATCATTCGCAACTTATAATGATTCATTTCACGAAAAACAATCAATAATTGGTGGTAGTGGAGAATCAGACCCATCTTTTGTCATACCTCGTTTTTGGGATAAAACTTACAACACTATAACTGGACATAGTCCAAGAGGTTTAAATAATACAAACTTTAAACATTATCCTAAAGAAATGTTTACAAGTGGTGAAGTTACAAACTTTGATTCAACTTTTGACAATTGGATAAGTGGTGAAGGTAAATCTGAAAAAGATAAATATCCTGGTAATCCATTTTATTATGATTCTTATCCATATGGAGCACCCTTTACTAATAAAGATAGAGACTTAGAAAGAATACCTGTAAGAGAAATATTTGTTCACAATCAAGTCATTAAAGATGCATTTGGGGATAAAAGTAAATCATTTAAAGATGTTGTAAATAATATTTTAAGTGCTGTAAATGATGACTCTGACGGTGTGTTAAATTTAAAATTAGCTGGAGGACAAGAAAATACTCTTAAAATAATAGATGAGAATTTTTTAAATGTATCAAATACCGCCGTTCAATCTAATGATATGTTTAATAAATTATTTAAATTTAGTATAATGAGTCCAAACTCAATCATAAAAAGTTATGATGTAAGTTTATCAATGCCTAATGACGCGATTGGTGCTAACATTGCGATTCAATCATTGAGTGGAACTAATAAACAAGTTTTACCAATTAGTGATGATTTTATGAAATCGGTAAGTTTGTCTGAAATATATAATACAATAACAGAGAATTTGGATGAAGATTTAGAGGTAACAAAAAAATCATTTAGAATTAAATACTTACCTGATATGGGTGATTACAGAGGTGATAATTTAGCTAATTCTCACGGTGAAAAAATATCATATCAAGATATGTATTCAACTTTCATTACCGAAGAAAACGACTTGTATTTAGATGTTTCATACTCAAATATAGTTGACACATCAACAATTTTTTCACCAATTGAAGAGGAGGAAGACCCGGATAAAGAAAAACCAGTTGATACTGAAAGAGAAAAAAATAAAAGAAACAAAGTCATAGACGCAAATGATGCGGTAATGACGAGAAATGGTTATTTCGTAACACAAAATTTTACTGATTATTTTAGGGCTAAGATAGCTGGTAATGTATTAATGAAAAAAAATCCACCTTTACCATTAACATTATCGATAACAACATATGGTATTTCAAGTTTAGTACCCGGTGACATATTTAGAGTTGATTATTTACCGAAAATGTATTTAGACACTACATATTTTCAAGTTATAAAAGTGTCACATGAAGTTAGTCCAGGTGGTTGGTACACCACTTTAGAAACTCAAGTCAGATATAGAAAACAAAAGTCAAATTTAGTTTCAATTCAAGGTAAGTATAGGGGTTATTCTTTGAGTCCACATTGTTTTGAATCATTTAAAATAAATGATGACGACGCTAGAAGAGAGGGATATAAATCATTTACTTGGGCGGTAGAGAATAGGGCAAATACTGATTGGCTTTTTGTAGACGCTGCGGGTTATCGTATTCCTAAAACTATGGCTGGAAATCCCAAAAAAATGTTTAGTGCTTATCCACTAATAATTGGTGATAAGTGTTCATTTGGTGACAATTTAGGACCTTTCCCAACAACAGAACATGCCCCAAATGGTAAAGGAGGCTCAGTAATCGTAATTCAGAATTTCGCACAAGCTCTTGAATATATGGTTGACATACAACCAGTTCCAATACCAAAAAATTTCACGAACACAGCTGCGATATTTAAATTCAGAGTTTCTTGTGGGATAAAAGACGGGATAATCCTTATCAGTCCACAATATTTTTCTAACACTGGAACAAGAGATAGTTATGACTTTTATAATGGTTATGGTGGTAGAAGTTTTATAAATCCTACGGCTGGGTGTTATTTTAACGGTGAGTATGTTTGGTTATTACTTAATAAAGAAGACCCTCAAAGATATTATGGATTTATACCTGTGGTTGATATGAAAACAGATACTACAAATGATTTTATTGACTATTATGCGAATTATACAAGTGTCAGTACTGATGATTTTAAACAATATTTAGATGTATCTGCTGTAGATATTATGAGTTCAGCACAAAGGTCCACATTTATTAAAAGAGTTGAAGAAGAAGGATTTGAACAATAATTAAAAAAAGCTTGTTTTATTCAATAAAATGTTATATATTGTAATACGATGTATTGTATTATACCTATATTTAAAGACCCATTCTTACATCCATTACATAAAGATAATGGATTATCAGCCCTATGGTGTAAAGAAATATCTAAAAAAGAACCAATGTTTATCATAGAACAACATCCTGATTCAGATAAAATGATGGAAGATTACTATTGGTTAAATGATTACACAATTTTAACACCTGATAAAAAATTATTAAATCATTTCTATAAATTTGATACTGTTGTGGATATGAATTACTTACATTGGTTAAATACAGGTAAACCATTTGAGAACAATGTTCGTAATAATGCAATAGATTTCTTGAGTAATAAGTTCTACAATGTTAAAAAACTTAACGAAATCATACCATTATCGAAACATAATGAGTATTGTAGTGATGTTTTTGATAAAATCAATATATCTTATGAGGCTGGACATCCTCTTGATTATTATATGAATGATTTCACAGAAGCCTTTTGGAGTATTGAACAAAATGGTATAAAAGTATCCGATGATGTATGTGATATATTTGACATCAGAGTAAAGAAACATATATCGAATGGTAAGTTATATTCAAATTACAATCTATGGACAACAACAGGTCGTCCAAGTAATTCATTTGGGAGTGTGAACTTTGCAGCTCTACCACCTGAGAAAAGAAAGGCTATAGTTGCTGAAAATGATTATCTTGTAGAGTATGATTATGATGCATATCATTTAAGAATAATTGCATATTTAGTTGGATACCATACATTTGATGAAAATTCAGTTCACGAACATTTAGCTAAATGGTATGAATGTTCATATAAAGAATCAAAACAAAGAAGTTTCCAATTATTATATGGTGGAATTGATAAACAAACAAGAGAAAAAGTTCCATTCTTTGATTTAACACATAAATTTATAAATAACAAATGGGATGAAATAAATAAGAATAA